AAATTAGATATAGTAAGACATGGAATGGGTGAGTATTGGAATTACATAGAGGATTTTATTGAGGATATGAAAAAAATATTCCCTACACTTAAAGATGATTGGGGTGTTTATGTTCCTGAAGTAAAATATCTTTCACCTGAACCATTAGTTTATCCAAGTGATTTAGCTCTTGTAGATTTTCCAAATGTTCACTTTGTAGGTGATGCTTTATCAGCTCGTGGTATTACAGTTTCAGGAGCACAAGGTATTTTATCTGTTGAAAAATTAATTAGTAAAGAATGTCCTTGGGATAATATTCAAGGAGATATTATTAATTGGAGATAATTTGGAAAATCAAAGAATTTTTATTATATTACAAGTATGAAAACTAAATATGAACCAAGTAGAAAACTAACTAAAGCAGATGGTACTATTGCCTATGTTTGGGAAGGTAAACTTCATAATTGGGAAGGTCCAGCATTGATTCCTGAAGGCGATAATCGTAAACGTGAATACCATCTTCATGGGATTCAGTATACAGAAGATGGTTGGAAAGAAGCTCGTCGTAATCGTGAAGGTTTGCCTTGGTACAAGACAGCAATGGGTCAAGCAGGTCAAAATAGAAACTAATATGAAAATAGGATTGTGTGGTACAATGAGTGTAGGTAAAACTACATTAGTAAATGCTTTGATGTCTTTACCTGAGTTTGAAGGATATAATTTTGCTACTGAACGTTCTAAATATTTACGTGATTTAGGTATTCCATTGAATACTGATTCTACATTAAAAGGTCAGTTTGTATTTTTAGCTGAACGTTGTGCTGAGTTAATGAATGAAAATATTATTACAGATAGAACTATAATTGATGTAATGGCGTTTACTAAAGCAGCTAAATCAATTGAGTACTATGATGCAGAGGCGTTTTGTGATGCTGCTTATAAATTAGTTGGAGAATATGATTATATATTTTATGTATCTCCTGAAGGAGTTGAGATGGAAGATAATGGAGTTCGTGAAACAGATTTAAAATATAGAGAAACTATTGACAATATAATTAAATTATTATTGTATAGAAGTAATCATAAAATTAAGAATCTTTACACATTATCAGGTACTACAGAAGAACGAATTGTACAGATGAAAGAAGCGCTTTCTTTGTAATATTTATAACCATGAAATCCTCTGAATTAAAAAAAGAAATTAAAGACTATATTTACGAAATTTTGTCTGAAGTAGATGAGAACACATATGCTGGTGCTGGTGCAGTAGCAGACATTCAAAAAGATCCTCTTTTTAATAAATTAAAAGATAAAGCATCTGCAATTACTACTTTAAAAGCAGGTGAAAGTGTTACTTTAGAGGAAGAAGATGAAGATAGAGAACCTACTAAAGCAGAATTAGAAAAAGAAAAAGTAAAAACAGTTTCTAAATTTAAAGTTAGTAATGATGAATTCCAAGATTTTAAAACTAAATTATCTACATTAGTTAAAAAAATTAAAGGAATGGAAAAGGGAGAGGAACGTACTAAAAAAATGGCCGCTCTAAAACAATTTATTAAAAAACCAGAATTAGTTAAGGCGTTTAAAGAAAGAGACGTTAAAATTGATACTGGTGATTTGATTGGATAATATGAAAAAATTTATATTACAATTAGTTATAGTATGTTTATTAGGTGTAATAATCTATGGGTTATTTACTTACAAACAAGGTTATTCGTCTGATAAAGATAAACAATATCAAAAAACAATCGATTCTCTTCAGCTAGAAATTGGTAAAAAAGATACTATGATTTCTACTTTAGATTCTACTAGAAAGATTTTAGATTCTTTAATTATCATAGATAAAGCCAAATTAGCAGATATTGCTGAAAAAGCAAAAAAATATAAAAAACAATATGAGCAAGAACATAATCGCATTAATAATATGTCTGATGATGATATCATCAGCGAGTTCACAGCAGCGTTTAAGTGATTCAACAGTAATAGTTCCTATTAAATCCTTAAAAAATGCTTTATTGGTTAAAACCGATAGAGATAATCTTAAAAAAGAATTAGTAGTAGCTCGTGATTCTATCTCTTCGATGGAAAAAGTTATCCTTAGACAGGATACAGCTTTATTTATTTGTGATACTACTCGATTAATTTTAGAAGATAAAGTAAAAGATTTAAAAGGTATTATTACTTCTAAAGATGGAATGATTAACGAGAGAGATAAAAAAATAACAGATCTAGAAGATAAAATTAAAGGTGCTAAAGCAGCAGTTTTAATAGCTACTCTAGGTTTGATTTTATCTTTGGCACTATAATTTATGAGTCAAGACTTAAAACAGATAATAAGAGAAGAATACTTAAAGTGTGCCCAAGATCCGGCTCACTTTATGAAAAAATATTGTAATATTCAACACCCACAAAGAGGTCGAGTAATATTCAATTTATATCCTTTCCAAGAAAAAACATTACGTTTATTTAGAGATAATCCATATTCAATTGTATTAAAATCTCGTCAGTTAGGTATTTCAACATTAGCTGCAGGTTATTCTTTATGGTTAATGTTATTCCATAAAGATAAAAACGTACTTTGTATTGCAACTAAACAGGAAACTGCTCGTAACATGGTTACGAAAGTTAAGTTTATGTTTGATAATTTACCTTCATGGTTAAAAATAACAGCTGAAGAAAATAATAAATTATCATTACGATTAAGTAATGGTTCTCAAATTAAAGCTACATCAGCAAGTTCGGACGCAGGTCGTTCAGAAGCAGTATCGTTGTTGATAGTCGATGAGGCGGCCTTTATTGAACAAATTGGCGAAATTTGGGCCTCAGCTCAACAAACATTGGCAACAGGTGGAGGCGCAATTGTACTATCTACCCCCTATGGTACAGGTAACTGGTTTCACAAAACATGGGTTTCAGCTGAATCTCAGGAAAATGACTTTTTACCTATTAAATTACCTTGGTATGTACATCCTGAACGAGATGAAGCTTGGAGAAAAAGACAAGATGAATTACTTGGTGACCCTAGACTAGCATCACAAGAATGTGATTGTGATTTTAGCACCTCAGGTGATGTTGTATTTTATCCTGAATGGATTGATTTTATTAAATCAACAACTATTCAAGATCCATTAGAACGAAGAGGTGCTGACCAAAATTTATGGATTTGGGAACCAGCTGATTATACACGAGAATATATGGTATTAGCCGATGTTGCTCGTGGTGATGGTAAAGATTCATCTGCAGCTCACGTTATTGATATTGCTACTAATACACAAGTTGCTGAATATAAAGGACAATTACCACCTAAAGAATTTGGTTATTTTTTAGTTGGTTTAGCTTCTGAATATAACAATGCAATGTTGGTAGTAGAAAATGCCTCAATTGGTTGGGCAACATTAGATGCTATTATTGAAAGAGGTTATCGTAATTTATACCACTCACCAAAATCAGATCAATTAACAGCTGAATCATATCTAAGAGTATTCGAAGGTAATTCTGATATGACTCCTGGTTTTACAATGTCTTTAAGAACAAGACCTTTAGTTGTAAACAAATTTAGAGAATATGTTGGTGATCGTTCAGTAACAATTCGTTCAAAACGATTATTAGAGGAAATGAAGGTATTTATTTGGAAAAACGGTAGACCCGAAGCTCAAACTGGTTATAATGATGATTTAGTAATGAGTTTTGGTATGGGTATGTTTTTAAGAGATACATCATTAAAATTTCAACAAATGTCTCATGATATGACTCGCGCTGCACTTGGAAATATGAGTAAAGCTAATTATATTGGAGGTTATAATAATAACCAAATGAAAAATCCATATTCTATCCAAACAGATTATGGACAAGAGGACATTAAATGGTTATTGTAATATTTATAATATATAAAAAATTTCAAAATGGCAGATACTAAATTATTCACCCGATTAAAAAGATTATTTTCAACTGATGTAATTATTAGAAATCAGGGTGGTAGCGAATTAAAAGTAATGGATGTTGACTCTATCCAACAATCAGGGGATATAGCAACTAATTCATTAATGGATAGATATAATAGACTATATTCACCAGCATCTACTTCATTATTAGGTTCACAAATTAATATTAACTGGCAATACCTTAGAACCATGGTCTATTCAGACTATGATAATATGGATTATGATGCTATTGTAGCTTCAGCTCTTGATATTATTTCGGATGAATGTACTTTAAAAAATGATATGGATGAAGTACTTCATATTAAATCTAGTGATGATGATATTCAACAGATTCTTTATAATTTATTCTATGATGTATTAAACATTGAATTTAATTTATGGTCTTGGATTCGCCAAATGTGTAAATATGGTGACTTTTTCCTTAAATTAGAAATTGCTGAAAAATATGGTGTTTATAATGTTATCCCATATACTGCTTACCATATTGAAAGACAAGAAAATTATGATAAAGAACATCCAAATTCTGTAAGATTTAGATACTCACCAGAAGGTATTTACGCAGGAGGATCAGGTTATTATGGCACACCCGTTTTAGGAGAATATCAAGAAAACCAACCAGGTATTTTCTTCGATAATTATGAAATGGCCCATTTCCGTCTATTAACTGATGTTAACTATCTTCCTTACGGTCGTTCTTATTTAGAACCTGCTCGCCGTATTTTTAGACAATATGTGTTGATGGAAGATGCTATGTTGATTCATAGAATTTCACGTAGTCCTGATCGTCGTATTTTTTATATTAACGTAGGTTCTATTCCTCCAAACGAGGTAGAAAATTTCATGCAGAAAACTATTTCCACAATGAAACGTACTCCCTTAATGGACCAAAAGACCGGTGAATATAATCTTAAGTATAACATGCAAAACTTATTGGAAGATTTTTATATTCCAATTCGTGGTAATGATACATCAACTAAAATTGAAACCGCTCCTGGATTACAATATACCGCTATTGATGATGTTACTTATTTACGTGATAAATTATTTGCTGCCCTTAAAGTACCTAAAGCATTTATGGGTTATGAAAAAGACTTAACTGGTAAAGCAACATTGGCCGCTGAAGATATTCGTTTTGCTCGCACAATTCAACGTATACAACGCATTGTCTTATCGGAATTATATAAAATAGCATTAGTACATTTATATTCACAAGGATACACAGGTGAACAGTTAACTAATTTTGAATTAGAACTAACTACTCCATCAATTATCTATGATCAGGAAAAAATTGCTCTATTAACTTCCAAAGTAGAATTAGCTAAATCAATTATGGAAGCTAAATTGTTACCTACTGATTGGATTTATGATAATATTTTCCACTTTAGTGAAGATCAATATGATGAATATAGAGACTTATTGATTGAAGATCAAAAACGTACTTTTAGATATAAACAAATAGAGGAAGAAGGTAATGATCCTAAAGTAACTGGTAAATCATATGGTACTCCTCACGATTTAGCTTCATTATACGGTAAAGGAAGAATGTATTCCGAACCAGAAAATGTACCTGTAGGATATGGTGATGATTTAAAAATGGGTCGTCCTGAAGAAAAAGTAACTAATCGTAATACACAAGATGATAATTTTGGTAAAGACAGATTGGGTGCTAAAGGTATGAAAGATAAAGATAATGAAGGTGAAAATGGAGAATTAAAAAATAATTTTAAAGGTGGTTCACCCTTAGCTTTAGAAGCCAAACAAATATATTTAAAAAATAAATCTTTAATTGAAGGATTAGTTAAAAAAGTAACTCCCGAAAAAAATACTATGGGAGAATCACTGTTAGATGAAAGTAAGTTAAAGGAATAAAAATTTTTATATATTTATAACAAAATCTTTGGGAATGAACATTAAACATTCTAAGTATAAAAATACGGGAATCTTGTTTGAGCTTTTAGTAAGACAAATTACTGCTGAC